ATCGACTGTACGGGGAACGTGAGCGCAGAACCCATCGTACTGAACTTGCGTAAGAACGCTTGGTCAATATCAGCCGTTCTTGAGCGGCTGATAGTACGAGTCCTGCAGGCCTTGAACGCGTTAAGCAAAGAAAGGTTCTTAGCAAAAGCACGCTCAATAGCCCAGCAGGACAAGCGATCAGAAGCCGACGATAGATCTATCGTACAGCTCTGCTTGCTTAGGGACCCAGAATCAACTAGAGGATGGGAATCTTCTTGTCGACGGAACGATATAATATCGTTACCGAAAACATCAGGAACCTTTTCCTCAAGAAAACATCTAACAAGCTGCTGGCACCACTGATGGTAAGAGGGCTCTGAAGCAATAAGCCTCGGAGCCTTCGCCGTCTTTGGGACCATATGCAACTTAGACGGATGTTCGTAGTTGATGTAGTCACTACCGATTTCATGAGGACGATGTCCGAAGAAATCAATAGGGAATACGTTCTGGAGTTTCTCAGGCCATACACCAAAGAAGAATTTCTCTTCTTTGGCTTTGCGGTCTGAGACAGCGCCAGGGCCATTTCTTGTGCCGCTAGGTAAGGCAGGATTCGAACGCAGACGGCTATTTTCATAGCTTACGGCGTCGAACAAGCCGAACTTGGCTGAAACGTCTCGACATATTGAATCGAGCCGTTCAAGGAGACCGGAGTCCGAGTCACGCAATCCGAACTGAGCGTCCTCAAAGAGGGCGGGCTGTACGGAGGCGGAGTCGAAAGTGCTGAGCAAGCTCCCAAAAGAGAGCTTACGCAAATCACTAGGGTCAAACGATGCGTCATCATCCCAGTTAAGGGAGGAGCGACGCATAGCATTCTCGATAGCAACGAATTCATTGACTGCTGCCTTTTTACGGGCGGTAGTGCATGAAACTTCTATCTTTTTCCCCAGGCAGAAAATCTGCCGAAGGAATGCGATAGCCGTTGGATCGGGATCCAGGCGCAAGAAACCACGTCGATCGAAAACGCGCAACCAAAGTCCCTGTAGAAATACAGGCACATGGATCCTTTTAGAAACCCTCCTTGTAAGAGGGCCACCTAAGGCAAGGCGACCAGACTCGAGGGCATCCGTGAGGATGCCATCAAGTGATGGTAGGTCTAGGGTAAAGAACCCTAGACCACGATCGTCGACTAAGGAGGTGAGTCTCAAGCAATCACGCTCGAAACCCGTCCTAAGTGGCGGGTATGCCAGAACAGCATCCGCAAGGAGCTGCTCTGCTACTAAATGCAGTCTGGATACAAGGCTTTTCATAGAAGTCTCCTTTTGTGAGAAGTTCTAATCCAGGCCCCGATATGCGCTACTAGCCCAAGTCGGTAACCTTGCGGTTACGACTCGAAGTTGAGGAGCTTGGTCAAGTTGGCTTCCGTGAGGAAAGCAACAAAACCGGCGCCGAACTTCGCCGGATCAACAATGGTGTCAACGGTCTGGTTTTCCAGAACCGCGTACATCTTGCGGATCGTCGGGTTCACCGCTGGAGCTACGGGATAGACCGTATGCGTCAACTCGACGCTATGACGGTCGTACTGCACCTTGGACGACTTGTCCGTATAGGTGGAGTTCCGGAGAAACAGGGTGAAGCTATCAACGTTTGCATTGCGCAAACGATACTCGGAAGTATATCCGTCGTCACCGATGCGAGTAAGCACCTTGGCGACGGAATTGATAGTAATAGTGATAGTATCGGGGAATGCCATTCTGCATTGTCCTTGATGATGAAGTTGAGGAAGTATCCTCAGCGAACTTTGACCTTTCCAGGACCAAAGTTGCCTTTTACGACATCACCGAGGATCGCTATTTGCCGTCCCGAAAGGAACGGCAGGTGGGCATCTAACTCCAAAGAAAGCTGGGAATCACGAGACTTCGACTCATGTATACGGATGAAGCTGTCCTTGCTAAGTTTGCAATTGACAGCTTCTTCCTGAGGTCGAAGATTGGTGACAAGTGTAGTCGTGAGATGTCTCATAACCTGGATAGGTCCAGATATATGAGCACCGACGATATTACGGTGCGCGGCGAGATAATCGCCTGCATTCGTACACCAGTCAGCAAGCCACGAATAAGGGAGTAACTCCCATATCGTGGACGCGTCGATTACCCCGTTACTAATACCGGTCAAGCCAGCAATGGCCTTGGCAC